GTAATGAACACAGTTAAGCAAATGAAAGCAAAAAGTAGTTTTCGCATTGCACTCATCAACCAAATGATTGAGGATGACAATGCAGGAAAGACTAAATAATAATATACTTTAACAATTAAACAGAAAGAACAAATGAAAAACATTAAAGAATTCGCAAGCAAACCTAAACTGATAGAGATTATATTAGATGATCCATCATTGTTAGAAACTTATGCCGAACCAATCACATTTCACACTTACGACATTGTAAGTTTAAGCACATATTTCGATTTTTATAATTCACGCAATAACAGTGAATTTGAAACATTGGAAAAAATGCTTCGTAAATTAATATTAGATGACAAAGGCAAGGCCGTACTTGCTGTTGACGAAGACTTACCAATTGATATTGCCGCAGCCGCAATTAGTAAGATTGGAGAAATCTTGGGAAAGTCACAGAGCAAGTCATCAATACAAAAGACTGGAGAACCGCAGAAATGATAACAGTAGGTAGAATGGCAGAACGTTATGGTTTACTTCCAAGTGAAGTTGCTGAACGTGCTACTACCTATGATATTATGATTACTGATGTACTTGCTAGTTACAATAACTATGAACAGCAAAAAGCCAGTGGTAAAGTTGATCCTTCAGCATATGGATTTACACAAGATGATTTATCAGGTATGATGGAGAAAGCCCGTGGCAACTAATATCGCTAATAGATTGAATAAAGTATTAGGTACTCTCAATAGTAGACACCTTGCACAATTTGCACATAAGAGATTTGTTGTACATACTCCTATACGTAGTGGTAATGCACGTAGAAGTACTAGATTACAAGGCACTACTATAGAAGCAGATTATCCATATGCACAAAGACTAGAGGATAATTACAGTAAACAAACAAAAGGTAAGGGTATCGTTGAACCTACTATTGAAGATGTTAGACAACATATTTTTCAACAAACCGGTATAAGAGTTAGATAAGGATTAACCATGGCAACAATTGATAATTATAAAGTAAAGATAGATGTTGAGGGTCAAGGAGCAATTGACAGACTAAAAAATAGCCTAGGTGGGTTAGGTAGTGTTATTGCTGGAATTGGCTTTGGTGCGTTTATTGCAGGCGCAGTTCGTGCTGCCGACGCCATGAGTGATTTGGCAGATGCTACTGGATTAACAATTGGTTATATTGCTA